ATATTGGCAGGATTAGGTTGAATGGCACACAAGATGAATGGAAGGAATTTGCTGATATGTTTGGCAATATATATCGTGAGAGAATAACCTCAAAAGAGACGAGAGAAAAGGACAGCAAAGATCCGTATGACGTTATTAAAGGTCTGTTGAAACGATTCCCTAAATCAGTTGCTATATTCGATCAAGGAGGAGATCTGATCGGCGTGCGTAAGCTCCAAGCAGAATATCCTGGGCGTGTATTCCTATGTTTCTACCGCAAAGACCGCAAGACTGTAGACCTTATTAATTGGGGAACAGGTGATGAATTTGGCAAAGTAATGGTTGATAGGAATCGCATGATGACTCTTGTAGTAGAGCAATTAAGGGATATTGGCAGGATTAGGTTGAATGGCACACAAGATGAATGGAAGGAATTTGCTGATATGTTTGGCAATATATATCGTGAGAGAATAACCTCAAAAGAGACGAGAGAAAAGGACAGCAAAGAGCTGTATGGTTCAGACTATGTATGGAAGAGATCAGGGGCAGACCATTTCTGTCATGCCCTATTATATGCAATGGTTGGCTTGCAGAAATACGGTAAGAGTATAGCAACAGTAGTAGGAGATGATGCTTTAGCGGGCATTCCAATGGGTCGTATTGTGGATGCTGAAAAACCTGAGTCTACAGCAATGGGTATACACCCAGGCGAGTTCTCAAATACCCCTCATGTCTTTTGAATATAAAAAATGGCATAAAGATTACATGAAGGTGAAGCGAACACCTGAGGCTACAGAACATCGTAAGAAGAGACTTTTGAAAGCTAAAAAATGCCCGATTACTGAACTGCTCCTTACTTCCAAATATCATACAAATTGCCCTTGCGGCTACTAACACATTTGTTGCACATAATGTTGTATTCATGTAATATTTATGAGTAATATATAAGGTATGGCTGAATCCTCAGATCCTTTTTCTCAAAATGTAATCGGCGTTTCTAATCTTATTGACAACGATACAAATAAGGTTTCAAGCGGTGTAACACCACAAGATGAAGGTCCAAAAAGTGATAAGTATGGAGTTTTAACATTAGATATTTCTGATGAGAAACTTATTAAACTCCGTGATTCATATGAAAAGAAATATGCTCCATATGAAGGCAAGCTAAAACCAATAGTCAAAAGAAACAAGGAATCATATCTCGGCAAGAATCCTAATGGGGAATGGCTTGTAGATAATGATCAACCTATAGCTTCCAACCTCCAGTTCGAGGCTGAAGAGACATTTCTTCCCGCTGCACTCTCAAAGAATCCTGAGCCTGTAGTATATGCAGACAATACACCAGAAGGCAACAAGCTTGCAACTGATGTCAAAACGATGCTTCAGTTCCATGCTGATCAATTAGTTATACGAAGAAAGATCGCACTCATGGTACGCCAATGGTCTATCTATCACTTAGGCGTACTCAAACTTGGTTTTAATAAAAAGATAAACGATGTAACAGTCGACAACCGAAAGATACAAGATTTTATATTTGATCCAACTGGATATGTAGATGCTTATGGCGATTTTACTTCATGGCTTGGAGAACGTATTACAGTTACAGCTGATAAGCTGATCGAGCTTTTTCCAGAACACAAAGCATATATTGAGACTGACGTAAATAATGAGATGGGTACTGAGGTTGTATATACAGAATGGTGGACTGATGAATTCAGTTTTGTTACATATAAGCTTAAAGTACTTGATAAATTCAAGAATCAATACTACAAATATGAAGAACCAGACTTAGATGAAAATGGTCAACCAATAATGGATATATTGGGTAAACCGCAGATGGCTGTACCATCAAACCATTTTGCATATGCTAAGAAGCCATATGTATTTCTTTCTGTATTCTCGCTTCAAGAGCAGCCTCATGATATTACAGGCCTTATTGAACAGAACATTCCTAACCAGAATCTTATCTCGCGCCGTACTCAACAGATCGATTACAACGTATCTGCATCAAACAACGGGTATGCATACTCTGAGGATAATTTCAATCAAGAGACTGCAAAGCAAGCATCAATAGCCCGTAGGAAAGGCAACCCAATTCTTATTCCTTCAGGAGGTGAATCTGAACAAGCAATTATTCCGCTTCATGCACAGGACTTACCCTCTTCTGTGTTCATTGATCTTGAGAACAATAAGAATACACTCAGGACCTCATGGGGTATACAAGGTATAACTTCCCAGCCACAAGATGAAGATCAGACAGCACGCGGAATGATCTTGAATCAGTCTCATGATACAACTCGCATAGGAGGAGGAATAGGAGATGCGATCGAGCAGGTTGCTGACAATACATTCAATTGGCTTACACAACTGTACTATGTATTTTATGATGAACAACATTTTGCGGCAATTATGGGAGGTGCTAAAGCAGTGGAGTATGTAACACTCTCGAATGCAGACTTCAACCGGCAATTGATCGTATCTGTGTCGCCTGATTCAATGCGCCCACGAGATGAGGTAACCGAAATGAATCTCGCACAAGACTTGTTCGTAAAGGGTGCGATAGGACCTAAAACACTTCTTACTATGCTCTCATTCCCTGATCCAGATGAGGCTGCAGCTGACGGATTGATGTATAAACTGGATCCGATGACTTATATGCAGCTCAATTTCCCTGAATATGCTGCTAAATTACAGCAGATGCAGCAGGAACAAATGATGCAACAGCAAGGCGGAATGGTGCCACCGACTGAAGGGGGTATGGCCCCAGAAGGAGTTACAGAACCTATACCACCTGAAGGTATTACGCAAGGTCCAGCAAGTCCAGATTTAAGTCAAGTGCCGTTACAAACACCTTAGTTGCACATTTTTATAGGAAATACTATTAGTATGTTGTAATATAAAAGTAATATGATAAATAGAGAAGATAAAAAAGACGTAAAGAATGCATTAGGTAAAGCTATTGCTAATAAGGTTGGTGCAGCAACAAAGGACAAGAAAACATATTTGGATAAAAAATACGACATTCAGGATAAAGCAATAATGGCTGAGCATAAGGCAAAAAATAGAGTCCCATCGGGAGTGAATTACAAAGCGCATGGAAGAGGTTTGAATGGACCTAAAAATTAAATACTTGCGTTCGTAAAGCCGTCGCATTGAATAGGCTTGAATTATAAAAAAATACTCTTGCAAAAGAGCTAAACACCTGAAAAGGATATGAGTGAACTTAAAACATTTCTTGATGAGATCGGAGTGAACGATGTAAAGCCGGTAGATATACTTACTGATCCTTTGGTACCTGAAGAAGGTAAACAGGAAATAAAAGCTCCTGTAGATGATAAGGGTGAAGGGGAACATCAGCCGCGCAACCGTCGAGAACGACGTCTAGAATCGAAACTTCAAGCAGAACGAGAATCAAGTATTGCACTCGCTGCAAAACTTGCAGAACGCGAAAAGATTGATTCTGAGAGAAATGCAACTGTTGAAAGTGATTATCTTAAATCCATAGAGAAGATCTATGGAACTGATTCACCTGAAGCAATCGAAGCTACTGAACTATTTAAAGGGGCACTTAAAGGTTTGCATAAAGACGCAACTGAAACTGCACTTAAATTGTTTAGAGAAGAACGGGACAAAGAGACCAAAGCTGTAACTGATCAGGAGGGTATATTGGATACGATGATGGAAGAAATTGAAGATGAGTATAATGTAGATCTTACTTCGGAAGAAGCAAAGACTACACAGAAAGCCTTCCTTACACTCCTACAGCGTATGTCCCCTAAGGATAAAGATGGAAACATCATCCAGTACGCAGACCATACAGCTGTATGGGAAACGCTTCAATCTCAGAAAGAAGCACCCAAACAGAATCAAGCTAAAGATCTTTCGAGCCGTTCAATGGTACAAAGCGGATCATCTAAAGAAAGTCAACTCGAAGATGATTCTAATGTTCGGTTTTTAAAGGAAAATGGAATTATTTAACAATTAATTTAAAAGTAAAATGCCTCCAAATGTAAACGTAACGACAACAACAAACCAATATCTCGCTCCTTTTTGGACTGACTTGGTTCTACGCGATAACTACTTCTTTGGCAAGATCATGCAGAAGACTAAGAAGTGGGATGGATCACAAATGTTGTTCCCGATCAAATACCAGAAGGGTACTGCTTCAGTAGCTTTCAACGGATTTGATCTTCTTCCAATTTCTCAGACTCCAGTTTCTGTAAATACAACGTTCTACCCAACTTTCGTTGCTACGAACGTCGCGCTTGCGGGTTCTGATCTTTCTGTGAATGCTACACCAATGCAGACCCTCAAGCTTATGAAAGTTGTTATGGAATCTCGCTCGCAAGATGCAGCAGATGACATTGGTAACTTCTTACAGGGAGATGGTACTGGTTTCGGTGGAAAAGCACCTATGGGACTCTCTGGTATTGTTGACAACGGTACTGTACTTGCAAACTACGGTGGACTTTCGCGAGCAACGTACACAGGTCTTAACGCTACAGTAACAGCATCTTCAGGAACAATCTCACTTGTAAAAGTGCGAACTCTTTGGAATGCGATCTCAGATGGTCCTGTTATCCCTGACTTCATTGTCACTGATTACACGACTTGGGGTTACTTCGAGCAGCTCCAGACACCTTATCAGCGAAACAATCAAGACTTCAGCCCTTCAATGCGAACTGTAGCACAAACTTCTGGATACAGCGAGCAGCGATGGGACGGCATGATCATCTCTAGGGATAAGAAGATCACTACTGGTGACTTTGATATGCTGAACCTTAATTTCCTTGATTGGTATGCCCTCAAGTGGTGGGAAGGTGAGAAGGTAAGTCCAAAAGCGAAGGATATTCAGGGTAACGTATACGAAGATAAGATTTACGCACCAGGAGATGCCTTCACTTGGACAGGTATGATCAAGGCGTACAATCAGGGAACTGTTAACGGTTTCATGATCTTAGGTGGACAGCTTATCTGTAAGGCTCCTATGCGACAAGGAAAGCTTACTGGTATTACTGGAGTCTAAGTCTAGTGATTATTATTAGCATATAAACATAATCATTATGGCTCAATACCTAGAAGATTGGCTCCCAGACGTACGTGGAGCTGGGCTTAATACCCAGGAAAATACGTCTATTGGCGGTACACTCGCGGTTACCGGTACCTCTGCATTTACAGGAGTAGCTACTTTCACTGCAACTCCAGTATTTAATGGAACAACAGCTCCGGCAGCAGCAAACGGTAATCTTTATCCAATCGTAAATCCATCAACAGCACCAGTTGCTTATGCTGGAGATGCTACACTTGTAGCAGCAGACTTGAACAAAAATGTGACCAATACGGGCTCTTCAGGAACAGTTGTTCTTACTCTTCCAGCAATTGCAGGAACAGCAGGATCAATTCTCCATGTTGAAGTAACTGTGGCTCAGATTGTTCGGTTGCTCCCTGTAGCAGGTACAGCAATTGCGCTTGGAGGTTCAGCAGTAGTTACGAAATACCTCAATATTGCAGGTGTTATCGGAAATATGGTTGATCTATACAGCAATGGTACAGCATGGCTTGTAGTAGGACGAGATGGAGTTATTACTAAGGAAGCTTAAACATTAGAAATTTATGTCTTATTTATCACAAAAAGGTCAAGGTGCACCAATTCAATTGTTTAGCACCTCGACGGACCTTTCGCTCGGTACGATGGTGGGAACACGATTCGATCTTGCCGACGGGCGCGAGGTAGTGCTTGTGCAGAATGCCGGGACCGCGCTTGGTTCAGGCGTCGTTGTACAAGGTCCAGCAGCCCAGGCAAACTCAGGTGGTCTTTCACCTGCTACAACTGGTACAACTGGTTATTCGGCTTCATACCCGATCGCAGCAGCAATCGGCGGTAAAGTAATTCAGATCGCAACAGGTGCGACTGCAGTACTTGCAAACCGTTTCCAAGGTGGTTACCTAACTGTAGTTGAAGGTACTGGACTCGGACAGACACTCAGGGTTGCATCGCATCCAGCAGCAAGCACGACTTCTGCTCTTGCAATCACTCTTGAGGATGCCTTTACAGTTGCAACGTCAACTGATTCAAGGTTTACTCTTACAATCAATCCATATGGTTCAT